TAGTTGAAACTCTACTCGCCATTTATTGTAGACGATTCCCTTCTCAATGACTTTGGTTAGGATGTCCGGATCAAAGTCTTCTTCAGGCCCTTCTATTTTGTCCAGGGTTTCAATGAGAATCTCAAGATTTTCCTCAAGGTACTCACTTTCTTTCTTATTCTCATTAAGTCCATCGTACTCCATTTGGAGTATTTCTTGTTCGTATATCAGGTGCCGCAAGGTAGCTTCATAAATGGTCTCATTTGAGCCTGTTGATCTTGCAGCCATATTGGTAATCTTATCAGTGATCCTATCAATTTGGGTACCAAGCTCGTTAAGCCTTCGTACTTCCTCTTCTGTTAATGAGGCATCTTCAATAGCCAGCTCCACATCTTCAATCAGTTTAGCCTTCTCCTTTTTCATGTCGAAGAGAAGCTTCATGAAGGCACTTTCTAGTTCTTCCTCCCAAACATAACTGCATTTGCAATCTTTAAAATTTGGATCTCTTTTGGAAGCAACTCTACAGTGCCAGGCTGTGAACTTCACAGGTGCTCTATCCTCTCCGCAATGAGTGGTGAGCCGCCTTCTGGTGACTGGTCTTCCACACTCCCCACAAAAGAGTTTATTTGAAAAAGGTGCTGCCGCGCTATAAGCCATGTTGTATTTATTGTCTGGATCCCTAAACATCTTACTACGTCTATTCAGCTCTTCTTGTACCTTTTCCCAATCTTCCTCGCTGATGATCGCTGGATGGTGATTTCTAATATAGTACTGTGGCTGATGCTCTTTATTTCTCACTCGCTCATGGGTCAGAAAATCCACTGTCACGGTCTTCTGTGCTAGACAATCACCTTTATATTTTTCATTTCGCAGAATCTTGTAAACTGAGTCCGATGTCCAGGTCTTCTTGTTTCTTGCTGTCCTAATTCCATCTTTCATCAGTCCCTTGGCAATTGTGGGTGTACCTTTCCCTTCAAGCAGCTCCCGGTATATTCGCTTTACCACTTTGGCCTGCTCTTTATCAATGATGATGTTCCCGTCTTCATCTTCAGTGTAGCCTAGGAAATAAGTCGTAGGGACATGTGCTTTTCCTTGCTGGAACCTTTTTTGAACACCCCACTTTGTGTTTTCTGAGATGGACCGCGACTCTTCCTGCGTCATAATAACCGTTTTATACTACATAGCAAAAGATATTTGAAATACCCCGCTAAATCGGAGGTTCTACCCCCCTATTAAGAGATTTCACCCCCCTAAGTACTTATCTTTGCTTATCAAAAAATTCCTTGGAAGGCAATGCTCTTACCTGTTCCGGTCTTACTCCAATAGAAATAATTTTCGCTTTAAATACATCAGCTTCTTCTTCCTTATAATAATAAATATTCCAAACTGCATTTGCCTGGATACTATTCATAACCTTTTTGAAATATGGCAAATCCACTTCACCAAATGAATGTCCAACTATAAACACTTGGTCCACAGGCTTGAGGCTATTAAAATAGAAACTATGCATTGTGAGATATAAAGGTACGTCCTTTAAAGTTCTCTCATAATAATTCGCCAGGGCGTTATAAATGCTGCTTTCTTTCTCCCAAAATTTATTTCCCGCCTCATAAGCTTGCTTTTTAGCTTCTTTCATTTTCTCCAGATTACCATGCCCAATTACCGGTGGTATATCATCCGTATCGATAGAGCCGTGGATATGCAAAATTCTGTACTTATCAATTTTGTATACTTTCTCTAGAAGCAACGTGTAATTAAATGAAATGAATATGTCATCAGTAGACCGTTTAATCCTATTTGTTTTCTTTTGCACATGAATATCTATCTGTTCAACCCACGATTTTATGTAATCATTTAACCGCTGTATATATCCATATTGCTCTTCCCAATACACATCTAGAGTATCTTCGATTCCAACATCACCACTTTCAAGCCCCATTTCAATTGACATACAGCCATCAACTATTTCACTGTCATTTATTTTATAAAGATTATTTTCAAACTCCTGCCATAGATATTTTTCAACATAGTCTCTTCTGCTTCCAGGCAGACAGCCATATGGTGCTTCTAAACTAGCTAAGTAACTCCAATCCTGGTCCTCTAAATAATCTCTGAAATCCATATATGATGTTGGAAGCCCATGTTCTCTGTCAAAACCATTCCCTAAAACAAATAAATTCATCTACTTGATCACCAACCTATTTCATCGCTACTTATATAAATCCATTTTGTCCCTATATATTTTTCTTTTATATTCTCGACGTAGAATTTGCCTGGTAATATCTTTTCAACCACCGACCATAAACCATTTTTCCCACCAGGGAATGCATCCATATAATTATTAAATGGCATATTCATAATCCGTTCTGCTGCAATATCTAAACCTTCTCCGTCTTTGATTCCATATTTACAGTCATATCTTTTCATTGTGATTACATTTTTGTCTAATACTATAGGCCCTGAAACCTCAACGTCTTGAAGTGCCATAGATACCGCTAAATCAATTATTTTGTCATCAATTTTTATCCATGAATGATCAAATATAAAATCTCTACAGCTAACTTCACCCACACACAATTCTGGCGAATATCCAATTTCTGATAATGCAACAAATAGTGTTGCTGATGTAGCATGACAAGCGCCTATCCAGCTCTCTTCTCTCATATAATGCAATAGATTATTTAGCACCTCTGCAAGTTCAGCTTTATAACCGCTTGAGCTTATTACCTCTGAGATTTTGTCGTATATATTTATTGAATTTGCATTTTTCAAACAACACTGTTTGTATTTTTTCCCGCTTCCACAAGGACATGGATCATTTCTGCCTATTTTTATAACCAAATTTTTATACCTTCCTTTCCACATTTCTTTCTATACTTATAAGCAAATAAAACTAGTGCTCACTTATGAACGAAACATCATCCTTTTTCATAATCAAGAGTTCTGTTTTGTGCCACTTATATATACACATGTATCTACTATAACTCTTTCCAATAAATTTTTCACCAATAAAAAAAGGCCAGAGATTTTACTCTCCAGCCCATTCATGCTATTCTCCCTGAAGTATAACTTCAGCCCCGTCTAAGAAGTTTATTGTTAACCGCCCATCTTCAAACACTTTAATGCATTCAAGCGATGCCAACATATGGTCTGTGTTCATTTCCGAAACCGTACCGACCTCATCAATTAGCTTCAGAAATTGTGTCGCTCTATATTTAATAAGTAGGTTCTCATTCTCCTGCTGCTCTTTCCATCTTATTTTGTGTTTCTCTTTCTCACTCACCAGGCTGTTCCATCCCATGATAAATGCTTGGTTCAAGGTTTCTTCATCAACATGACGGTTTATGCATCCAACGACTCCCTTGATTTTATACCTCTCAGAACATTGCCATACAAGTCTTTTCCCATATTGAGTTTGCCATCCCTTCCTTGCAAAAGCTCTGTTGCACTCCCCGCAGATAACCTTGGCCGAAAATGGATTCTTTTCTACACCTCTCCCGTAGGATAGAATTTCATGTTCTTTCATATACTGATTTCTGCGTTCCATTTCTAATTGAGTGCATTTCCACGTATCCGGCTCAATTATCGCTTCATGGCTTTCCTCTACATAGAAGCTTTGAAGCTGTCCTTCGTTCCTCACTCTCTTCTTTGTCAAGAAGTCTACTGTGTAGCCTTTCTGCAAAATGGCATCGCCCATATACTTTTCGTTTTCAAGAATACTCTGAAGAGTTGTCGTGTGCCAAGTTGTACTTCCATTCCAGTTCTTTACCCCTTCATTAATAAGTATCCTCGTGATGTAATCCGTAGTCTTCCCTGACAGATACTCTTCATAAATTCTTTTAACAATCTTTGCCTGACTTTTATTTATTACCATCTTGTCGTTCTCATCATGATCGTACCCAAGAAACCGCTTTGTGCTTATTTTGAATTGACCCTGCTCATATCTTCTATGAATGCCCCACTTGGTATTGTCGCTGATTTGCTTCGAGGTATTCTGCGACAGGCTTGCGAGAATAGTAATCAGGACTTCACCCTGTCCATCCAATGTATTAATATTTTCATTTTCAAAAATTATCGCTATGTTCAAAGCTTGCAGCTCTCTAACATAATTCAGACAATCCAAGGTGTTTCTCGCAAATCTTGATATCGACTTTGTAACAACCCTGTCAATCTTGCGTTTTCTGCAGTCGCTTATCATCCGGTTGAATTCTGCTCTCTTTTTTGTATTTGTTCCTGATATGCCTTCATCCGCGTAAATATCTACCAATTCATATTCAGGATGCTCTTCAATCATCTTCTTGTAATATTTTATCTGATTTTCATAACTGGACAGCTGCTCTTCCTGGTCTGTTGAAACCCTGCAGTAGGCAGCAACTCTTAACTTTTTCCTTCTAGGTTCATCTGCGAGTTCTCGCTGCTGCCTCTGTGGGGGAATTACTGTAATACTTCGCGCCATGGCTATGCTCCTTTCAAACTTCGACTTTCACTTGAATTCCGGCTTGAAATATCGCTGTTGCAATCCCATCATCAGATATTTCTATATGGTCAAGTGTCTGCAACATAAGCGGGTAATCAAATTCTGTGATCCTGCCGTATTGCTGCATCAGCAGTATCAATTGTTCCTTACGGTATTTTTCTAATACCGATTCATTGGCTTCCAAGTCTATGTCTTGCTGATACTCAATGAGATGATTCCAAGCTTCTATAAAAAGGCTTGTTGGCCTGTCGTCGGAAAGATTAATGTTATCCCGTTTTCTCTCCCATCCCTTTTTATAAAAAGAACCGCAACACCAATACTTTTGATGAAGCAGTTCCTTCTTGAAATATTCTCTTCTAACGAATGTACATCCACAGTGCTTGCAGGTCATTTTGGTTGTCATCGGTAACCGTTCACTTTGTCCATGACAATGTGCTGTGTGATGATCTTCTGCAAATTTTTTCTGCCTTGCAAGTTCAAGCTGTACACACTCCCACTGATTTTTATCTATAATTGGCGGATGCGTATTTTCAAAATACGGCTGTGGTAGCTCACCTTTATTCTTTGCTCGTCTCTTTGTCAGATAATCAGCGTTGTACGTTTTCTGGCAGAGCGTATCCCCTTTATATTTTTCATTCGTTAGTATTTTTCTAATGACACTCCAACACCACTTTTCATTATTTCGTTCGGTACGGACTCCATCTTTGGTCAAGCGGTCTGCAATATTGCAATAGCTGTATCCCATCAGGAACTCCTTGTAGATTCTCTTTATGAGGTTGGCTTGCTCCTCGTTTATTATCAGGTTCCCGTCAGGGTCTTTGTCATACCCTAAAAACTTCCCGCTTGGTATGCTTTTAATGTTGCCCTGCTCGTATCTTCTGCGAAGGCCCCATTTTACGTTGTCAGATTGAACCTTGCTCTCATTTTGCGACAAAGCCATCATTATTGTAAGAAGCAATTCTCCCTCCGCTTTCATGGTTTCTATCGCTTCCTTCTCGAACAAAACATTTACTCCATATTCTTTCAGTTTTCTAATGCTCTTCAAGCAGTCAACGGTATTTCTGCCGAATCTCGATACCGATTTGGTTATAATCATATCGATTTCCCCTTCTTCACAGTCCAGCATCATCTGATTGAAAGCATCTCTCTTTTTTATGCCTGTTCCTGATATCCCTTCGTCAGCGTATATCCCGGAAAAGATATAGTCGGGGTGTTCCTTGATGTATTGTTCATAATAAGCAACTTGGGTTTTATAGCTTAATAACTGTTCTTCGCTGCTTGTTGATACTCGGCAATAGGCAGCTACTTTCATCTTGTGTCTTTGTTCTTTTAAAATCCTTTTTCGGGGTAAAGATGTAACTTTTCTCTCCATGGTCGTCTATCTCCTCAACTACAATATTTTCTGCAAATTCCATACCCTCAAGAGCGCTTTCCGGCACCTTTATTCCATTGCAGATGCTCTTGCCCTCCGTTAAATATGTGGCGCAAACCCAGTCATACTTTTCCTTCCATTTTATACGCCTGATGAGTTTGGCTTCACAATAAGGGCAATGCAGCATCCCGCTGAAGGGATATGTTTTTTGTTTCCTGGATTTTCTCAAGCTCTGCGCCTTCTCCCAGTCATCTTTAGATATAATCGCTTCGTGATTGTTTCTAATATAGTACTGCCCTATCTCTCCACAATTTTTTTGCTGTTTTCCTGTGTATTCAGACACAAAACTTTTTTGAAGCAAACAATCACCTTTGTATTTTTCGTTTGATATCATTCTGAGAATTCTCTGGCCCGACCACTCATAGTCATTGTCTGTAGGTATTTTCAAAGTATTAAGCTCTTTGGCAATTTTATATGCCGAAGCCCCTTCTAAATATCTTTTGTAAATCAACCGGATTACTTCTGCCTCTTCTTCCTGAATAATTAACTTGCCGTCTTTGTCCTTTACATATCCCATGAACCTGTTCGTATCCAGAAGTATTACACCTTGCTTGAACCTTTTTCTCGTAGACCATTTTATGTTATTAGATATATTTTTTCGTTCTTCCTCAGCAAAGGACGCCATTATAGTCAGCATTACTTCTCCGTTGGCCGTTGATGAATTCAACTGCTGCTCCTCAAATTCTATGGCAACTCCTAATTGTTGCAGTTCCCTGACATATTTCAGTACGATTCTTGTGCTGCGGGCAAATCTTGATATTGATTTTGTTAAAATCAGATCTATCTTTCCAGCCCTAGCAGCTGCCATCATGCTCTGCAGTCCTTCTCTGTTTTCTTTCGAGCCAGAAATCCCAGTGTCGCAGTAAATGCCACAATATTCATAATCAGGATTATTCCTGATCTTGTTTTCATAATATAACCTTTGATTATCCAAGGACTCTAATTGCTTGTCATGCGTTGTTGATACACGAATGTATGCGCATACTTTAAGCTTCTTTTCTTCATTCTTTTAATTCTAATTCTTTTTTACTTGCATACTGCTTACGCTCCTCTTCCAACAAATCAAAGAGGTCCTTTTCAGTTAAACGGTACCGCTTTTCTCCTCTTACGGTTACTTCTTCAACAACTGTGGGTTTACTAATCCCTTGCTTCTTAATCCAGTCATCATCTATCCTTATGCCTTTACAGACTTCTTTGCCTTCTAAAATGTAGGTGCTGCAAATCCATTGTACTTTTTTGTCATAAACGTATCTCCTGCGCAGGTTTTTCCCGCAATACGGACAAACCAGCATTCCTGTTAGAGGATACCTGTTTAGATATTTATCAAGATTTTCATAGTCGATTCCCTTGACCTTAGCATGCTCCTTCATAAGAATCTGAACTTTTTCCCAATCCTCCGTAGTTATAATGGCCGGATGGTTTTCACTAATATAATAGCTTTGAAGTTCACCTCGGTTTCTTGTAGTCTGATGCCTTTTACCCTCCGGCGTATAATACTTTTGCAAAAGATAATCACCTTTGTATTTCTCATTGGTCAAAATTCCTTTGATAGTACCATCGCTCCATTTAGAACCTGTTATTGTTGGTATTTTTTCACGGTTAAGCTCCTTTGCTATCTTGAAGCAACCCATGCCATCCAGATACATCTGAAATATCTTTCTTACAATAACTGCCTGTTCCTGATTAATGACCATATCGCCGTACTCATCCAGATCATAACCAAGGAACCGGGTTGTATTGATCATAATGTCTCCGCGTTCAAATTTTTTCTGGATAGTCCATTTTGAGTTGTCTCGCATGGCTTTGCTTTCTTCTTCAGCAAAAGCAGCCATTGTGGTCATTAACAGTTCTCCCTCTTGCGATAATGTGTTGATGTTTTGCTCTTCAAAAAGAATACCGACACCCAAGCTTTTTAGTTCCCTTACAACTTTAAGAATGGTTACGGTATTTCTTGCAAATCTTGATATGGATTTGGTTATGATTAAATCGATGTTTCCAGCCCGTGCTTCATCAAGCATTTTTTGAAATCCAGGCCTGTTTTCAGAATATCCTGAGATTCCTTGGTCGGTATACACTCCAGCAAATTCATAATTAGGATTACTTGTTATGGCGTTTTTATAATGGGTCTCTTGATTTTCAAGTGAACGACCTTGGCTTTCTTCATCCGTTGACACCCTGGCATAGGCACATACTCTCAGCTTATTTACTTTTATTGGTTCTATAGCTTGAATAGCTTTTACTCGCATCTAGCTCCCTCCTTTCTAATTTTGGTAGTAACATATATCACTCTTAAAGCGCTATAAGTCAAGCATTACAGCTGTTTCCAGGTTTTAAATAATTAGTCCACCCAAACAGATAAACCTTAAAAAATATAGGCCGGACAAACCGTAGTCCGCCCGACCTGTTTCTTAGATCTTCTCTGCATAGTCCAAGGAAATCCAACCGTTTCGATTATCCGCGTAGGACTTAAGAAGTCCCCACTTTGTTGCCCCTTTACCTTCTACTTCATCGACGATGGTGAATACACCCTCTCCTGTGTACTTGCCAATGGTTCCATAATTTGTTCCCGGACCTTTCCGGATGTTTAGGTTTCTGATAGAAACTCTCACAGGATAGGGTTTGAAGCTTGTGGCATCCGATTTCTTTTTCAAGCCGTAATACTCTGCAATGCACTCCGCTTCGGCGCTTGCCAGCTTCATGAGATTAGCGTCATTTAGCAGCCAGTTTGTCGTAGCTGTATTGGTGTGGAAAGAATGCTCAAGTATAATTGCTGGTGTGCTCACTGCGTCTGCGCCTCGAAGCACACCGTAGTATTCGCCATTGCTTCCCCTACGTGTAGAAGTTCTGCCTGGCTGCTTCGTTCCCATAACTCTCTCCACGACCTTTGCCAGCTTAGCCCCAAGCTCACTGCTTGATCCATTGAGAAGCACATAGGCAACCGGGTAGTCCACACTTTCGTCCGTGCAGTTTCCCGCCGCATTGGAATGAAGAGAAATAAAAAAGTCGCACCCTTTTGATGCAACCCCTCTGTTATAAACCCCCAAATCAATATGCTGTTCTTTTCTGGTAGTAATTACGTTCACACCGTACTTTTCAAGTTCCAGTTTAAGAAGCAAATGCAGTCTCCACACCATGTCGGATTCATAGTAACTCTTGTTTGCCGGGGACTGATTGTATTTCGCATAGTGGCCGGCATCAAGGCAAACTTTCACTCCCATCTTATTTCTCCTCCTTGTTCAGCTGCTCCAGCACCGTCTTTAGTTTTTCAGGAACAGGCAAACCGATTTTCGCTGTGTTTTCCAGAATGCTGATTCCTTCATTCGATAAATAGAAGAAAATGACTGCAGTGCGAATAGCGCTTCCGGTTTGGATAAGTTGGGAATCAACGATATGCGCCACTGCTACCAGTGAAAAGATAAGCACCTTCTTGAAAATGCCTCTGAAGCCCACCTCGCTTGACAGCCGTTTCTCTAAAACAGCCACCATGATGCCCGTCAAGTAATCGATGACCACAAAAGCTATCAACGCATAGAGAAACCCATCAAGGCCCCCTAAAAAATAACCCATATAGCCGCCTACTGCAGCAATGACAATTTGAATAGTATTAATGATGTCTTTCATGTATTAATCCTCCTTGTTTCTAAATAAAAATAGAGCCCTTTGGCTCAGTGCAATTTGATTGATTTACTTCATTTAAACTTCTATTAGCATTCCAAATGCGTATGGAGAAGTCCCGACAGCTACTTCCCAAACCGCACCGTTTGCTGGTGTACCAACAAGTCGCAAGTATCCGTTTGCACCAGTCAATATGGTGTCCTTAACATAAGTGCTTGAACAAGCTCCAAGAGTTGTACCACTTTGTAAAACTGCCGCCAAAGCATAGTAGTGGCCAGCTTTTAATGTAACTGGCGTAGATAACTTGGCAATATAATTCTTTTTACCAGTCATCGTAATATTCGAGGACTCTACTATCGCACTTCCGATTTGAACATTAGCTGATGACAATTCGTAAATAGCAAATTTGATATCTCTACCTGTATCCTCCAGCACAGCTGAAATTCCTTTTACAATAACATCTGTTTCAGGTGTTAAATATACTCCTTTTGACATTTGGGTTGCGGTACTCTTGCTAGGATTCCCTGTCCAGAAATTGAACCACTGATTGCTGCTTATTGTAGCACTTGCTGCAATTGTAAAGGTCTTATTTGTATCATCCTGAACGATAGAAATATTGTTTCCAGCTGCAAGGGTGATCACGCCAGTCAGCTCATTAGCACCGGATTTTTTAAGACTTGCTACCCTCGCAATTCCGCTGTGCAAATCAGTTGCATGCCTTTCTTCGTTATAATATTGAGGGTGGTCATCGGAATTCAGCCCAAGAAGCATGGAGTGGGTATGATTATGACTAACCCCTGCAGGGCTTTCGGTAGCCGGTGCCGACAGAGAGCTGTTTTGTGTAAACATAGACATCCGCTCGACAAGCTGGTTCATGCGGATCTCATGCTCAAGCATGATGTTGTTGAGTTCAAGGACATAACTTAATGCTCCTGCTTCATCTTCCTCGCAGGTGATTCCCTTCACTCTGACCTTTCCATCAAAGCCTTCTGTGTCGCTTCCTTCCGGCGGTATATACCAACCGATCCAGTCACCCATCATGAAGGTTTCAAATGGCTTCAGCTTATTGCCCTCAGAATCAATAAACTTAATTACAGTGCCTTGAATCCCCCAACTCACCTGAGCTGCATTTCTTAAAAACAATTGTCCATAGTCCTGAAGTTTGGCCCAGTCGCTTGGGATATTTCTTGCCTGCAGATAGCCTTCACGCCTCCCCCAGTCCATCTGGCTCGTAGGATGTGCCGTTTCAATAAGGCTGCCGCTTTCACCTTCGACCAGTAGTGAATTCGTCATATTTGAACTGTCACTTTGGTTCTGAAGTTTCACGATTGCTTGTCCTGGTCTGTATTTTACTGTGTCATATTTATCAGCACCCTTCGCCTTATATAGCTTAAGATGCAAGGTCGGAGTCATCTCAATATCGAACAATCCCATTCCCTCACTAAGCTTTGTTGCCACCTGTGAAAGCGGTGTACCTGAATGAAATGAGATGGTTGTGGAATCCTCAAATGGATTGCCAAGAGTATCTGCATCAGCAGTCCAATCAATAGCAACACCCTGCAGACACCCTCTCTGCTGAGCCTCCAACATAAGCTGTATTAAAATCGCACCTCCATGTGCATCGGTAAAAGTTCTTTCAAGCGTCACTGGGTTTGGCATCCCTTCTGGATACACAACCGCACGGTCAAGAAGCGAGAGAACTCCTCTCCCGCCCACTTCGATCATCTGCTGCTCACTGTCATCCACGTAAGACGGTCTTCTTGTTTCAATGATCCATTTGAAAAGATCAATACCATCAAGCCTGCAAAGGATTAAATTCTGGTCAGTTACGTAATCCCTGCTACCACCCTTCTCATCATACCTGCTGATTGAAAACTTACCACTCCCAGGATTATTCAGTAGCACTTGAAATGACTTATTCTTCGCCCCATCAAGCTGGCATAGAATGCTGTTCGGATTATTCTTGTCGCATACAAAAAGCTCAATCCCAATATCATCAGCTGGCTCCGAATCGTAGACTTCCATTCCGATCACATTACTATACCGCACACCGGGCGGGTCAGGCACTGTCAGAGCGACCTTGACCGCTCCACTTTCAGCCTCCTGCGGTATCTGGAACACGATCTTCTCCCAGCTCCAAGAAATCACATTGCATAGCTGGGTACCAATATAAACATAGCCGCCATAGCCTCTTGCTGCCCGATCTGTATTTAATGGATCAGCTTCGGCCTTGGTACCAAAACCATTACCGTAGATTGTTACTACTGAGCCTTCAGATGCCCTTGTAGTAGACAGTCTTTCGATAAATGGAAATGGCGGATCACTGGTGATATTCTCATACTCATATAGCGCTCTTTGGTCTGTCCAGATATTCGCTTTTGCAACGTTCTCGTAGAAAGCCATTGTCCTTTTTCTTGGCCAAAGATTCAGCTTAGCAACATTCTCATAAACTGCAATAATCCTCTTGTTGGCCCAAGAATCAAATTTCCCAATATTCTCGTAGAACGAGAACGCTCTTTTCAGCACTTGGCTTACAGTTAGCGATTGTGTCTGCGATACTGTCGTGCCACTTGCATTAGTTGCGGTTACCCGCCAGTACCACGTTCCATTGGATAGTATCGTAGCCATCCGGCAGGTGGAGTTGTGCTTAACACTCAAATATTCACTTGTAATCTTATTTGAGCTATTGAATGTGCTGACCGTATCAATCTCGAATTTGACTGATGAGGCAACCAGCTGATTCGTATTATCGCTATAGGTTGCATCAAAGGCACTAATTGTCACAGTCAAATTCACCTGATTTGCAGGGCTGACAAGATTTATGCTTGGAAGGCTCATCTAATCACCCCCTTTATGACCAAGTCCCGACTGTAACTATAGCCCTCGCTGCCTTTGGTCCTAATGTCAAAAGCGGTGGTCCTAGCAGGTTTCTGACAAATATTGTGCTGGATAACGAGCCTGGTCCAATTGAAGAAATATCTAGCACACTTTGCCACGGCCCATCCTGACTGAATGAAATCGTAAAATCTCCATGATTGAGCTGAATGTTTACATTGTTGGCAATCTTTGAGCTGCTTGTATTTTTGATTTTAAAGCTTTGTATTTCCGTTGTTCCTTCCGGCTGATCTCCAAAATCTATAAGTGAGGTCAGCTCGACTCCAGATGCATCTGTTAGAGCAACATCATCCGGCTGTTCCCCTGCAGCCTTTCTTCCATAAAGATGAATCCCGCACAAATATAAATCATCAAATTGCGGTGAAGTTTCGCGAAATCCTATTCTGATTGCTTTTACTGGACCAGAAAAAGAAAGTGTAAATATTTTATTTCTCCAATGGTCCATGTCTGTGTTTGCTGCCGGAATTGTATAAACGCCAGTTTCCCAGGTTCCATCAACTCCATTTGTTGTATCAGCCGAACCCTGAATTGTTTGACTTACAAAAGTGCTGGCAGTCGTAGAACCCCAATGGAATGATACTTTATTGACTTCCCTAAGTTCAGGAAAGAAAAANCNAAAGGCTGACTACCCAACCTATAATCAGCAACCTTCCAGGACTGAGATCTGTTCTCTTTGTTCAAGTTGCCTTTTGCTGTGCTGTCAAGCCAGGATGCCAAGCCGTTACCGATTATCTGATCAATCGTATTGATGTCCGACATACTTCGAAAGCCTACCTCTGTTCCATCAATATCATATGGCATTCTGTGTTCTGCTACTTCTGCGTACATTGCCTCCACCTCCTAAAAAAATGCTGGGTAATATTCCAGCTTGATGCTGCCACCCGACACTCCGTTTGTTAATCTCAATTGGTTATACCCTGCTTCAAGCACGAACCAGTATGCGTCTCCTCCATGTCTTATAGCAGAGAGCATGTTGGTGGTACCCTTTGTGCATTTAAAATCTCCGGTGTTTATAACTACACTTTCTCCTGATCCAATGCTACCCTGGTACTGAAGCCACACATCGCTGTCCAGGAATTCAAGCTTTGGTGATTCCAACGGTCCAGTCATAGTGATGATTGCATCTGTAACCGGAGCATTTCCCAAATTATTGTGGCTCCATTCCTGGATTGTCGAAATTATACTCTGTGTTTCCTGAGCGGTCTGGGAAGCATAGAAAAACGGATTTGAAAGCACGAATTCCACTGCGAATTTGGCGTGTCCAGCCTGAGTCTTTCCAAAACTGACAGGTCTGTAGACTTCAGCTATTGCCTCTCTTACAGTTCCATCCGGAAGAATTCTTTTCAGGACAAACTGTCCGCGTTTGCCTAATATGCCACTCAAGTAGTCGACATTGTCATACAAGGCTTCATTTTCGCTTTTGCCGCTCGGCAGTTTTCCTGTCAAAGGGTCAAGTCCTCTCACCCACATTGGCAACATAATGATTCTTTCATCGTATCTCTTTTTTATCCATCGCTTCCCGTTTTGGAATGGTACTTGTAGGTTGCTGCCCCTCAGTCCTGGTGTTCCTATTCCTTCCGGAACTTCTATCACTGACCATGCCTTGGTGTTTAGGCTAACGCCATTAAACTGCCATGTTTGCCCTTTCAAATCTTGCTTCACCTCCCTTTATCCCAAGCCATAGGATTGTCTGAGAAGCACTCTCCGAGTGCTGTCGGATGCTGCTTCCGGCTTCGGATTGTTTATTGTAATATCGTAGTTGTTTGTCACATTGCCGCTTTGAATCCCCTGTTCAGCCGTCTTTGACTGTGTTCCAACTCCGACCTTCTGGAGAGCCTTTGCCATGAGCTCATCGAGCTTTTCTACCGGGACAACTGCCTCAGTTCCGGCTTCTCCAACACCAATAACGCTTGGACTTGAGAAAATTCCACCTGTCGAGTACCAATTGACCGAGAGCTTCGGCACCTGTGGTGGGCTTAAGCTGAATTTGCCTGTGAGCTCGAAGTGTGGCAATTTGATCTGAGGTATCTTTATTTCCGGTAGCTTTATGTTCCTGAAAAATCCTACGATCGCATCAATCGCATTCTTTACTGTGTTTTTAGCCGCGTTGATCGGAGTTTCTATCGCAGTCTTGATGCCCTGCCATATACTCGAGGTTACTGATTTTACTGCATTCCATGCTCCGCTAATGGTGTTCTTCACGAAACTGGTCTCAACGGAGATAATCCCTTTAATCAGGTTCAGCACCTCCGCTTATAACGATTTGGATTCCATTCCACAGATTCTGAGTCAGATTCTTTATGCCTTCCCAAACGCTCTGCCAGTCCCCCTTGATAGAGGCTTGTTACAATCTGGATGATTGTTTTTTATCACATTCAATGCGGTAGTTACTACCGATGCGATTACATTGAAAGCCGCTGAAATGACAGCAACGATATCTGCTCCGTACTTCTGCCAAATGACTCCTGCGACTTGAACGAATGTTTGTACTAGAACCTTTATTGCTTCGAAAACTCCTGCCATAACTGCTTTGATTTGATTCCACACTGTGATGACACTATTTCTAAATGTCTCATTGTTCTTGAAAAGTAGCATAAATATAGCGATGAATCCTACCACTGCAGCGATGGCAATGCNNACTGGTCCGGTTATCGCCGTTATTGCCGCACCCACTGCACCGGATGCTCCTCCTGCCGCCGCCATCGCTCCGGATATTGCACCAAAGGCCGATGACAAGGTGCCAACTACCGATACAACCTTTCCGATAATCATGACAACCGGTCCTATAGCCGCCGCTATAAGAGCTATCTTTACAATCAGTTCCTGCTGTTCCTTGGAGAGTCCTTGAAATCTATCCATCAAAGGCTTAATGATTGCAATCAGCTTCTCAAGTATCGGAATCAATATCTGCCCAAATTGAATCCCTATCTGTTGCGCCTGTTCCTTCATTATCCTCAGCTTGTTGGTCGGGCTATCCATTGTTCTTGCAAGGTCTCCCTGGGCATTCTTCGTTGCTTCCATGATCGCGCCATAACGAGCCTGCACCTTCTGTGCCTCGGTCAGCTGCTCTCCTTGCTTTGCAATACCATTTGCATAAGCATAAGTCTTGATTGTCGTATCATTAACCAGAATACCCAGTGCTTTCAGCGGCTCGGCTTCACCAGATATACCTGACTTTAGTTTCTCGAAGGCTTCTTCTGGCTTCAGGTTATAAAATGATGCCATATCATAGGACAACTGTGTCAGTCCTTCTGACATTTTTAGTGATTCATCAGATGCAAGTCCCATGGAGGTGAGCATGGCATTATAGGTGGCCATGTTGCTTCTGACATTGTAGGCGTTTAAGCCTAGTGCCTTGGAGGTTTCCTCGGACCACTTCCTTGCATCACCTGCCACAGCTCCCATCGCCACTTCGAAGAGGTTTTCCGATTCCACAGCATCCATAGCCATCTTTGTTGCCGCAGTTCCTATTCCAAGCAAAGGAAGTGTCACCGCAGTAGACAAGGTCTTTCCAGCTGAGGATATCTTATCCCCCACAGCCTTCATTTTTTCTCCGGCTTTGTCCATGCTTTCGGACAGCTTGTACCAGGCTGAACTCTTAAGTTTCAGTTCCTCCGTTGTCGCTTTGAGTTCCTGCTGCATTTTGCCAAGCTCGGCATTGGCGTAGTTCAGCTTGATCTTTAGGTTCTCGGTGGCCTTGGCATCAGCGCCTTTTTTCTCGACGCTCTCCTGGTAGCTTTTCGTAAGGGCTGCAACCTTGTCCTTCTGCAGCTCCATCTGTCTGCTCAAACTATCCGCCTTCAGTTTCAGCCCTTCGGTGGACTTCCCAAAGTCTCCAAGCTTTGAACTTGCAGCTGCGAATTCACTCTGAACCACCTTGAGGCTTCTTTGGATCTTGCTGACTCCTTCCTGAAAGCCGCTGTCATCAAGCCCGACTCTGGCCACTACTGTGTTATTGCCGCTTGCCATTCATCTCACCTCCTCTAGAACAGAATATTGTCAATGGTATCAAAGGAACTCTGCTCATCGATTCCGTTGACTGTCTTATAAACCTTAAATAGCGCCTGCAGCTTTTTCGGGGTGCTATTCCAGAACTGCTCCTCGCTCATTTGAAGAAGGTTCGTTCCTAAATAAAAAAGCCACTCCCAGTCCCATGTATCAGAACCTAAGTGGCTTTCGCTTCCCCCGGTGCCTCTTCTACCTCCGGCATTGCTTTGCTTAGTGCTTCGTTGATGGCTGTTCCGAGCCTTTCTAGATCATTTAAACCCAGCTGCTCACCGACGGTTTTTAATGTCATTCCCTCATTTTCAACCTTCACAGCGGCATAGATGAGCGCCCTGACCGCTTTTAGCTTCATCTTCTGCAAGTCATCAAAAGCGGTATTAAGATCCCCGTAGACTTCCTCCAATTCGCAGAAGGTGTTCATGTCGAGCTTCAGTTCGTATTCTTTATCTCCTAGTTTGAATTTGATTCCCTTGTTCTTAAGTTCAGCTGCTTTCAAGTATTATCAACTCCTTCCTACACAGCAGGCGTTGGCTCTGCCGGTACTGCTGTAAACCAACCTGCAATAATGGTCTGGTCAATTCCTGTNTCNTCCTCATCGGCAATAAAGCGGAAGTTCCCGTCAAANTCTCTTGAAAAGAAAGTTCCCTTGAGTTTTGCACTTTTAGGCTGNGGNTTTTCTGCCTCNGTNTCGTATTCATCTGTTGCCAGTTCGAATTTGCCCTTCAATANCCACACATANCGGTATTTGCCGTTNTGCTTCTTGGATTTAAACCCTAGTGCCANTGTNGGNGCNATATNCTCCTTGCTTTCAATNAGAACTCCNTTGACTACCTTCGCNCCCTGCAGGGTTGCCCTGCTTGNAAGNGACAGCTGATTGAGNTCNATTTCCACATCAACGCTATCGAAGGCTGCAATGATGTCTTCCACTGTATCGTCTGAATANATGTTTTCCGAATTCACCTTTGGCGAAAGCTTGGCACTGACTGCCCTTTCCAGCTTACTTGGTGCNGCATAGGTTGCGCCTGTCTCNTCATCGTCTGTNAGCAGCGCAATGTGTATGTCTCTTAATCCAATTTGTCTTGCCATTTAGTCGACCTCCTTTGATTCTAAATAATAAAATTTGAGCCCCTTATGATATAGGCCCGTATCCGNTTCGTAAAAATCCGCTTCATTTAGTCTTTGAAACCCTGCCGCAATAAGCAGCGATTTAATATTGCTTGTTAAAGCGGTGTAATCTGTTTTTGTCCAGATATCAACTTGAACATAGTGCCCTGTGAANGCTTCTACATCTTCCTCAAATTCCTCACCGGACTGAAGATATTCATGGAAGGTAATGTAAGTTGCCTCTGCCCCAGAATACTTCTGA